TGCAGTGATTGCAGAAATGAAAAAGAATTCAGCACAAAAAAAATAGATTATGGCTTTTGTAATACCAAGCATATTTGAAGCAATAGACAAGTTAACGGCACCATTACGTAAAATGGAAAGTGCTGTCGGTTCGTTTGCAAATAAGGCTCAAACAGGAGTAGCAAAAGCCAACGCTACTTTTAATAAGCTTATTCCAACATTTTCAGAGATACAAAAACAAGCTTTGTCAATGGTTGGCACATTTGCCATTGTTGGAGGTTTGTTTTCGCTCGGTAATTTAGGAGTCCAGAGTATAAAAGATTACGAAACCGCCTTGCATAGTCTCGAAGCTGTAACAGGGCAATCATCCGCAAGTTTTAAAACACAAATTGAATCTATTGCTAAATCGTCTCATAAATCGGCTATTGATGTAGCTAGTAGTTTTGAGGTGATTGGTTCGGCCATGTCTCAGTATTTAGACAACCCAAAAGCACTAGGACAAATTACTGAAGCTGGTATTACATTGTCTAAGGCTTCACGAATGGAATTGACCCCAACACTTGAAGCCCTTACAAGTGTGATGAATCAGTTTAAGCTTTCTGCCGGTCAAGCTAATGACACTATCAATAGACTTACAGCCGGTGAGATAGTTGGTTCTGTTTCTACTGCAAAAATTGCAGTTGCATTACAAGAATTTGGGGCGAATGCCTACGGTGCAAATGTTAAATTGAGTGAGTCGGTTGCTTTACTCGAAACATTAGGAAAGCAAATGGATCACAGCAAAATAGCTGTAGGGGCAAGAAACTTATTGAACACAATGAGTTCTGCCAAAGGTTTAGATAAAAACGCCTTAAAGTCATTACAACAACACGGTGTAAGCCTTGATGTATTGATGAATAAAGCAAAACCATTAGGCGATAGATTAAAAGAATTAAGTAAAATTCAAGGTGATGCGGTTGCTATGGTTAATGTGTTTGGTAAAGAAAACATTACTGCCGGTAATGTGATTTTTGCAAACTTGGCTACCTACCAACAATGGCAGAAACAAATTGAAACCACCAATAAAGCAAACGAACAAGCTGCAGTAAATAGCAATACTTTGGCAAATGCTTTAACTGAAATCAAAAACGCATTTATCAACTCAATTGTAACAGGCGATAAATTAACGCCAACACTTGAAAAAATCAAAAAGGGATTCTTTTGGATTGCTGAAAACATGGGTACAATACTCGATGTAGGTATTAAGCTCGCAGGCGTATTATTAGGAATTAAGGCTATTTTATGGCTGTCAACTATAGCCATAGGAGCATACAATATTGGGCTTGGTGTTATGGGTGCTTTGTCTGGTACCGCTTCAATTGCCATTGGGCAAAACGCTCTAGCACTTGGAGCTTATAAAGCTGCTTTGTGGGTGGCGACCGCTGCACAATGGTTATGGAATGCAGCAATGACAGCAAATCCAATAGGATTAATTATTGTTGGGATTGGTGCTTTGATAGCAATTATAGCAGTAGTTGTTAATAAATGGAATCAATGGGGTGCAGCTGTTTCTTTGTTGTTAGGTCCTTTGGGTTTTGTGATTTCTTTGATACAGTCATTTCGTAGAAATTGGGAAATGGTAACTAAGGCTTTCAATGAAGGTGGTGTATTGGCTGGATTTATTGCTATTGGTAAAGTTATTCTTGATGCTGTATTGCAACCTATTCAGCAAGTATTGGAAATTATCAGCAAAATAACTGGTGCTGATTGGGCTAAAAATGCTGCTAAAGGTTTGAATGATTTTAGGGCAAACATGGGTGTGAATGTTACTACTGATGAAAGTGGAAAAGCATTGAACGGCCCTGTTTCTACTAAAGCAACTCAAAACGAAGTGACTCAAAGAATGTACAATGAAAACAAATCATCATTAGGTATCAATATCAATGATGGCACAGGTAGAGCAACGGTTGACAATCCAAGTAATTTCCCTGGTGTGGTATTGAATTCAACTCACTTATTTGGCCAAAGATAATTATGTACACTTGGGATAGGCAGAAATATAGAGCAAATAAATCAGATAGTTGGGTGAAAATGGGCGTTGACTTAGACAATTACAGAATAGAGTTGAACAACTTGACTGAGCAACTTAAAACCAACCAATCGCTTGAATTGGTGAAACGTAAAAACGTGGTTATTGCTCAAATAAAGCAATTGGAAAAGAACATTGAAAACACACAAAAAATGTGCAAAGCAGATCATCAAAAATCACTTTGTCAAAAATGTGGCAAAAAATGTAATCAATAATGGACGTAGCTGTATTAGAAACCAACAACGGTGGAGATATTCAAATAATCGGCAATGACTTAGCCACGCAAGGCGGTTGGGGCAATATGGTGTATTTGGCTTTGTTTGGTGGCAATGTAGAAGCCGTTACCAAGGAGCAATTACCAACCGAACAAAACCATGATTGGTGGGGAAACAATTTATTTTTTTCTCAAGACGAAGCAAGGCAGTTCAATTCATTAACAGAAAAAAAACTATCTGAAATAGCTTTGACAAGTGCCGGTAGAAGTCAAATAGAGCAAGTAATAAATCAAGATTTAGCATTTATGAAAGCTTTTGCAATTGTTACTGTATCGGCAAAAATTATTTATGTAGATCAAGTTGAAATCACTATTAAAGTACGTGAGCCTGAAAACCTTAATGGTAGAAATGCCGACGTGTACAAAGAAATGATTATGATTTGGGATGCAACCAAACAACAACTAGGCGACTTTAGAATACAAGACTTTAACAACGATTTCTTTGTATAGAAATTATGATAAAAATACCAACAACTACCGAGTTATTTAACTCCATTGTACAAGACATTGAGGGTGAATTGAGCATTACTATTCCTGTATTTGGTAAAGCGTGGGTGTATGCTTTTGCCGCTGTACAAACTGCCAAACTAAAGCTGTTTTATTTATCAGTTGGAAAGCTTCAAAAAAATATCTTTGTTGATACTGCCGATAGTGAAGCAAGTGGCGGAACGCTCGAACGGTTTGGTCGTGTGAAGCTTGGGCGTAACCCTTTGCCAGCAACTCAAGGTGTGTATATTGTAACCGTGACAGGAATTATTGGTGGAGTAATCAAAGCTTTAACAGTTTTCAAAAGTAACGATGACAGCAGTAACCCTGCTAAGTTGTATATATTGGATGAAGATGTAACGCTATCGGCGACAAGTCAAAACATTACCTTGCGAGCATTGACAAGTGGCGTAGCTGGTAAGCTTGTAATTAATGATACGCTTAATGCTACAATTCCAATTGCCAATGTGGACCAATTGGTAACAGTATTTTCGGAATCTACTTCACCAACCGATGCTGAAGACATTGAAGATTACAGACAGTCGGTAATTGATAGTTTTAGAATAGAACCTCAAGGCGGTGCATCAAGTGACTACAGGCTATGGACTGAATCAGCAAACGGATTAAGGAAAATTTACCCTTATACCAAAGATGGTTACGCCAACGAGATTGAAATATTTGTTGAAGCAAATGCGGTTGATTCTATCGGTGGACATGGTGCAGCGTCAAGTACTTTGCTTACTGAAGTAGAAGCTTTGGTTGAGTTTGACCCCGATACTACCAAACCATTGCTTGAAAGAGGTCGCCGACCGTTGGGCGTTTTCAATATTGATTATAATTCTGTTACGCCTTTGCCGGTGGTGCTTACTATCAGTAATTTCAGTAATAGCACAACCGAAAAGCGAACGTTGATATTTAACGCCATCAAAGCAGAGCTTGATAATGTACGCCCTTTTATATCGGGTAGTGATGTGTTGGCAGACAAAAACGATATTGTTGATCAAAACAAACTCATTCTTGCTATTCTTACGGCTGTGCCTGGTGCAATATTTACCAATGTGAGTTTTACGGTAGATGGCACGGCTCAATCAACTTATACTTTTGAAAGAAGCGAAATTCCTTACTTAAGTAATATACTTTATGTTTAGCGATATTCTACTCACTATCACCAAACAGCTGTACCCAACAGGCCGAGCATTCAAGATGCCGTTTGATGGGTATCATGAGAAGCTGCACAGGGGTTTGGCATTATCGGAAAGTAGAGCGTATGAAGACGCTTTGAGTATTTTGTACAATATTCTGCCTGACAATGATGTGTTTGGAAATAGTACAGTTGGTTTTGGTGACATAGAAGCTTGGGAAAAACGATTGGGTTTAATTTCAAACTCAGCAGTGAGCGATGCCGACAGAAAGCAAGCTATCATCCGCAAAATGAATTTCCCTGGTACGCAAAAAGCCAGACAAAATTGGCGTTGGATTCAGAAACAGTTGAACGATGCAGGCTTTACCAATGTGTATGTATTTGAAAACAAGTTTGAAATAGCCTACGGCGAATATGAAGCTATTGACCCTATTGCTTTGGGTGGTGACTCAACAACCTTAGAGCATGGCATGCCATTGGAACATGGTATGGCAGAGCATGGCGGAGGATTTACCAATATAGTAGCCAACCATATTGAAGAGGAGCGAGATGCTTCGTTTGATGTTGGGGCTAACTTTAGAAGTACGTTTATTATCAGCGGAACGCCTGCCGGTACTTATATAAATATTGATGCTGATAGAAAAGCAGAATTTAGAGAATTGATTTTAAAACTTAAACCATTGCAAACAGTTGCTTATCTGTTTGTTGACTATGTATAGCTATGAGAAAATTACTTTCCAAACCAAATGTTGATGGCGTTGATTATGATTATCCATTTGGTAAAATAAGAGACAAATCGCCATCTGAAGCCGGTACACCTGTGAATGAACAAGTGTATGGTGATATGCACCAGTTCTTTGAAAAATTGATGTTTGATGCTGGTATTATACCAAACGATTTGCCAGAAAATGAGTACTCAGGTTTTCAGCAAAACGATGCATTGGACGTGGTGATAAGAAAGCCGTGGTTTGAGATTTCAAATGCTGAATTTGCTATACCGTCAGTTGGTTCTTATTTAATGATTGAATTAGAACTGTCTCATATTGTTGCATTTGATGTAAATTCAAATTTTAGATTAAAAGTATATAGTGAAGAAAATCCTGATAATTATGTAATTGGTGGCATTTTCTCAATATCTGGGAAAACGGTAACTATTAGAGCTGAATATGTAAGCGGTTCAGGAACTCACAATGATTGGGTGGTTGTGCCGTATCAAATGAGCAGTAGTAGATTTAATACAGGCTACCGTACATCCTCTACAAATGATGCCTTTACTTATGGAATTTCTATGGGTCCAAACGGAACATTAAGCAGTTATGAAGTTAATTGTATTAAAAGAGAGGGATTAATTCATTTGAATGGTCAAGTACAAATCACAACATCAGGCGATTGGAATTCATTTACTTTTTTGATGAAAGATAAGTGGAAATGGAGAGAGGGAAACGATAGGACATATATTAATTATTTAACAGGTTATCATACTAATTTAAGTAACACAGATAACACTTTAATAACAGGCCCGATATTGAATGAAGTAAATGATTCGGTAGATTACTTTCTAGCGTTTACTACAATTCCAACGATACCTACGAATAGAAAAGTAATTATGTATTTTCAAGTTACCTACGAAGCACAAAACGACCTATAATGAAACTTAACATCAATAACAACGCAGTTGTGAAGTATAGTAGAGATCTGCAAAAACTTCACCGTTCAGGGCTTCCATCTGCCGTACGTGGGGCCTTGAACAAAGCTGCGTATGATGTTAAGACTAAAACTATGCCAAAGCAAGCAAGCAAACAGTTTGTAAATCGACAACCTAATTTTTTCAAAGCAAATTCAAAATTTGAAAATGCGACTGGTTTCAATATTAGTACCATGAAGTCTAAAGTTGGTTTTGTATCAACAGGGTTAAAAGGTGATAATAATTTTGCAGTAAATGACTTGGAACAACAAGAAAACGGTGGTGTAATTGGTGGCAAGTCTTTTATTCCATTGGTTACTGCAAGAAAAGGCGGTAAAAACACTTTGGTGAAACCAAATGCAAGATTATCAAAAATTAAGAATGTGGTAAATGCTCGAAATTCGAGAGGGAAAAACCAAAAAGAAAAATTTATTAAAGCAGCAATTGAAGCTGGCAAAGGTGGCTATGTAATTGGGGGTAAAAAACAAATTTTGTTTAGGGTTGATTCATTTCAATCGAATAAAAAAACTAGAAAAACAAAATTAAAAGCTACACCACTTTACAAGTTTAGAAGAAATGGAAAAGTGAAAGTAAAATCTACTTCATTCATGGAAACAGCTTCACTAAAAACCGCTGAAAAAATGGAGCATTTCTACATACAAGAGGCAAAGCGTCAAATTGATAAATTGATGAGAAAATGAGTTGGATAACAAGAATTGAGGGTGTACTTACAATTATAACAGGAGACGGCAAAGAATGGACTCCATTATGGAAGCCATCTGTGCGACAAGTTGAATACAATGTGGCTAAATTTGAGTTTCCTAATCTTGCCGGTACGCTTGTAAAAAGAGGTACTCCAATGGGTATGGCGTATGAGGTTGTAATTTGGTTTGAAGGAGAAAATCATATTGAAACTACCAATTCATTTCTTGAATCGGCGGCTGATAAAAGACCGTTTACAATTATTCATCCGTTATATGATAGATTAATAGTTCAACCTTTAGGTTTTAATATTGACGAGTCGAGCCATAATGTAAGCAAGCTAACAGGTACTGTTGTTGAAACCATCATCAACGATAAACCTCAAATCTTAGTTTCTCCAATTGACAAAATTAGAGCCGACAAAGAAAACCTCGATGCTTCGTTTGTAAATGGATTTAATGTTACACCATCGGCAAAAGATGTAAATACATTATCTACCAACAATGCTACACTATACGCCAAAGGCTCAAAGCTTACCAAGCTACAAGAAGAATCTGAAGCATATTTTAACATATTCAAAACTGCCAATGCTGCCATAGTAAACGCTACGCAAGAGCCACTCACGGCAATGAGAATGGTGCAATCTATGATTAATGCTCCTGCATTGTTTGCTTCGTCTGTAAAGTCAAGAATTGATTTATTAACAAGTCAATTCAGTTTACTATCTCAAAGTGTAACAGGCTCGGCAGACTATGCAAGTAAGAAAATATTTGAGTTCAATGGTGGCGGTTTGGTTTCTGCCATGGCATTTGCTAGCACACAGCCATTAGACAAAGATTATAGCAGTAGATCAAAGGTTTACCAGGTTGTTGGACAGCTTGTAAATGCTTACAATGCTTATAAATCAAAATTGGATTTATTGCAGAGTTACAATGGTGGAAGTGTAGGGGCATTTATTCCAGATGCTGATTCCTTAATTTCCTTAAATTTGTTAATGAATTTTACTGTAAGCAATTTATTTTCAATTGCTTTAAATTCAAAACAAGAACGTTCTTTTTATTTGGAAAATGACACCAATTTGATTATATTAGCACATAGGCTTTACGGTTTAAAAGAGGACGATTCTACGATTGATACCTTGATTGAAACCAACAATATAGGGCTTAATGAAATGCTTTTACTCAAAAAAGGACGCAAAATAGTGTATTACGTGTGATACTGTACATAGACGATAGGATTAGGCAAAAAAAGGTAGATTACTTCAATAATCTTGCCTTATCGCTACGTTATGACTCAGTAGGTAGTACGTTTGGTTTTAACTTTTACTATAACCCTGATAATAAGGAACATAAAGATTTAGCTTGTGTTTCTCATTACCATTTGGCTAGAATTGAACACAATAAAAAGCTGATATTCACAGGGTTTATATTATCAGAAAAATTCAAAAGTACCTCTGTAAAAGAGTTGGTAGGTTTTGCCGGTTATAGTGTGCCTGGTGTATTGGAAGATTCAAATATACCTACAGATTCTTACCCTTTAGAAAGTTTGGGTTTGAGCTTAAAGCAAATTGCTGAAAAATTTGTAAAGCCTTTTCAAATAAAAATTGACATCGATCCAGCGGTGGAGTCTCGCATGAATAAAGTGTTTGAGAAAACCACCGCCGACGCTACGCAATCGATAAAAGATTACTTGGTTGAATTGGCTAGTCAAAGAAATATTATAGTAAGCCATACGGCAAAAGGGCATTTGCTATTTACGGAAGCAAAAACAAATATTCCGCCAATATTGACATTTGGTGAAAAGCTCATTGGTACAAATTACGACTTGGATTTTAACGGCCAAGCATTACACAGCCACATTACGGTGGTAAAGCAAGCCGATAGCGAGGGCGGAAATGCAGGAGAGTTTACTATCAGAAACCCTTATGTGCCTTACGAGACTACCAACACCTACAGGCCAAAGGTAATAATACAAAGTAGTGGCGATGATATTGACACCGAGCAATGTGCAAAAAATGCCCTTGCTGCCGAGTTGAAAAATATCAAGCTTACAATAGTGACAGATAGGTGGGAAGATAATAACGGCGATTTGATATTGCCAAACAATATGATTTCGGTTACAAGTACTGAATTGTATTTGTTCAAAAAAACAAATTGGTTTATTGAGTCGGTTGACTATGCAGGCGATAATAAGCAAATGATTGCAACGCTACATTGTGTATTGCCAGAAGTGTACAACGGTAAATTTCCAAGTAATATTTTCACAGATCATTGATGAATTTTGTTAAAATAAATAGTGCAAGCATTGACAAGCTAGGTCGTAGGGTTTTAAAATTCTTGCGTCTAGGAAAAAGCGATGTGCAAACAGCATTGGAAGCTATGCCGTTTGGCGTTGATGCAGTACCAACTAAAGACATGGTTGCGGTATATGCTCCAACAAGTGAAGCTGGTAAAACTATCATTATTGGCTACTTAAATAAAAAACAACTTGCCAAAATTGGCGAGCATAGAACGTACTCAACTGACGAAAGTGGAACGGTGGTGTTTTCTATTTACCAAAAAAATGATGGCACTTGCGAAATTGGCGGAAGTACAGACAATATGTGTCGCTATGCTCCATTAAATACGGCAATGAATACATTAGCAAATTCTATAAATGCCGAATTGGCTAAAATTGCAACAAGTATAACAGGTGTCGGCGGTGCATATCTTCCTTCAACAATTACTATTGATGTATCAGGGGTTAAAATCAACGAAATAAAAACACTTTAATTAGGATAAATTAAAGATTTTTATTATAAAGTACTGGGGTTTTGTTTGAGAAAATATAATTATATACATAAATGGTCATTTATCAATCATTTGAGCAATACATACAAAGCTCTACTACTATTCAGGATAAGATTGCAAAATTAGACTTGGTAATAGATAAGTTATTAGATACTGCTCTTACAAGTGCCGGTACTGATAATTATCTTGAGTATAGTATTGATGATGGCCAGTCTAAGGTTAGTACTAAGTATAAAGGTACTGATGCGGTGATGCGTTCGGTGAAAGCATTTGAGCAATTAAGAGATTACTATAAAACAAAGCTTGAAAATAACACAGGCAGAGTTACACAATTGGTTGATAGAAGAAACTTTATTGGAAATGGAAGGATTTAGTTTATTCGCTCCTAAAACTTGGAAAATAAGTTTGGGTGCAAAAAATAAAGAGGTTGAGGTTTTGGAAAAAGTGCAACCGCAAGCATTTTGGGGTGGTGAGTGTGTAAACTCTTTTGCTGTAAGCTTTAACGGTGAAAAGAACCTTGGAGAAATTGGGCCAATAAAAATATACAACGTTGACTATGCTAGTTTGCGTGCTAGAAGTTGGCAGGCTTATCTTGATTCAGAAATTGCACAAACTGTTTTGAAAAAGTGGTGTATTTGGTTAATCGGAAAAGGTTTAAAAGTACAATCTGAACCAAGCAAACTTTTGTTTGAGTTGTCAAAAGTTACTATTGATATTGAAAAGTTTAACAATACAGTTGAAGCAAAGTTTTCACTATTTGCCAATAGCAAACGTGCCGATTATTCCAATATGGTTAATCTGCATAAGATTTCAAAACGTGCTTTGCTCAATGCTGTAATTGGTGGCGATGTGTTAATCGTACAACGATTTGAAAACGGTCAGCAAACGATACAGCTTATTGATGGTGCAAATGTACAATCGACAGGCACGGTATATACAGGGCAAAAACTTGACAATGGCAATCTTGTAAAAGATGGTGTTGAGTTGTCGCCAAGTGGTGAGCATGTAGCTTATTATGTAAAAACTGCCATTGGTCAATATGAAAGAATCCTTGCTAAAAACAGCGAGGGCATGACTGTAGCGTATTTGTATTGTCCGCTTGAGTATAGACTTGACGGTGTGAGGGGTTTGCCTTTGATTGCAGTAATGATGGAAACGCTCGCACAGCTTGAGCGATACAAAACCGCTACGCTAGGAAGTGCTGAAGAACGTCAAAAAATTGCCTACACCATTGAACATAATCAAGGCAGTACAGGAGAAAATCCGCTACAGGCACAAATGCAGAAAATTGTAAGTGCTAATGCTAAAAGCGATACTCCTACAAATGCTGAAGGTGAAATATTGGCTAAGAAAATTTCAGCTACTACAAACAAGGCAACTATCAATATGCCAATTGGTAGTAAGTTAGAATCATTGGAAAGTAAAAACGAATTGTATTTTTCTGAATTTTACAGCACAAATATTACTTTACTTTGTGCAAGTTTGAATATTCCTGCTGAGGTAGCATTGAGTAAGTATGACTCTAATTTCTCGGCATCAAGAGCAGCTATTCAAGATTGGGCTCATGTGATTAATGTAAATAGAGCCGATTTTACAAGAGGTTTTTATACACCGATTTATGACAATTGGCTGTATATGCAGATTTTGCAAAATAAGATTGACGCACCAGGTTATTTGCGTGCTAGAATGTCGGCTAATTGGGATATTGTTGACAATTATCACAATACTTGGTTTGATGGGCCAAATGTTCCACATATTGATCCATTGAAAGAAGTCCAAGCTGTAAGGTTGAAATTAGGTGACGCTGCTGCAAACATCCCTCTTTGTACAGTTGAGCAAGGTACTCGTCAGTTAGGCACAGGCGATGCCGATAGTAATATGACGCAGTTTGCTGAAGAATTAAAAACAAGTATTAAAAGTGGTATTTCTGTAGATCCAAATAAAAGCCCTGGCGTTTAAACGTTGGGGTCACGTTTGTATCTATCTGGAGTTTCGTCAATTAATTGCTGAAATAATGGACGGAGCAACGAACTGATTGAAATGTCTTTATTTTTTGCAATGTTGTGAATTGTTTCTCGCATTTTGTGAGGAACACACGGACGCAAGTCTGTGTATTTTCTTTCGGCATATTGATTTTCCATATAGTTGTTTGTTAGATTGTTAACTCCTCTAATATAGCAAAAAAAATATATTCCGCACCATACGGAATCACATAATTTTAGCTCTTTTTAAAAATTATTTTTGTGTTAATGGGAAATGAAATCTTATTATACGGCAGCATTGAATCTGAAACGGTAACTGAATTTATCAATCAATTAAACTTGCTTGATAGTCAAGACGTTACTATTAGAATTGCGTCTAATGGCGGTAATCCTGAATATGGTTTCGGCGTAATTGCTAAGATTCAAGAACATGCCCAAAAAGCAAAAGTAAATATCAAAGTTGACGGAAAGGCTTATTCAATGGGTGCTTTCTTTTTGGCGTATGTTGATAATGCTGAAGCTTTAGATGTGTCAGAGTTTTTAATTCACAGAGCTGCTTATCCTGTATGGTATGAAAATGACAGCGATTGGTTTGATGATGCTACTAAAGGTAATCTTGAAAGAATTAACAAGAGCCTACGTGCTGCATTAGAAGCAAAAATTGATGTTGCTAAGTTTGAGGAAATAACTGACTATACGCTAGATCAGATTTTTTCAATGGATGGTAGAATTGATGTTTACTTAAACGCAAAACAAGCTAAATCTATTGGCTTGATTTCTACCATTACTAAAATTACTCCTGCCAAATCTGCTGAAATAGCGAGCTATATGACAAAGATAGCAGCTAAAAAAACAGTTGAAATGAATGCCAATTTGGGAGTGGCAGAACAAACAAGTATTAACAAACCTAAAAATAAAGTAATGACAATTACAGAATTCAAAACACAGCACCCTGACTTAGCAGCACAGCTGATTGAAGAGGGTGTGCAAGAAGAAAGAGACAGGGTCGGTGCTTGGGCTGCATTCATGGCAGTTGATTCTGAAACTGTGCTAGCAAAAATCGAAGCTGGTGCTAAGATGTCGCAAAAAGACATGGCGGAAATGGCTGCGAAATCTATTTCGCAACACAAAGTGTCTACTATTGCGGCTGAATCTGCTCCAATTATTACGCCTGCGGCTGCTCCTGTTGCTAAAACAGAAGATGAAGCAAGAATTTCTGAAGTAGAAATTGAAGCTAGAAAATTGTTAGGCCTTAAAAACTAAGCTATAAATGACAAATAGTGTTGTATTGTCGAGCGAAAATCAAGCGATTATTAACTCAGACGTAACGAAAATATTTCTTGGTAAAAACAGAAGCAAAACAGGAACTTATACTAACAGTACAGGTGCAACTGTAACGCTTCTTGCAGGAACTGTACTTGCTAGAATTGCGAGTACTAATAAACTTATTCCGCTTGATTCTTCATTGACAAATGGTGGTCAGTTTCCTGTAGGTGTATTGATGCATGATGTTACAGTACTTAATGCTGCAAGTGCTGATTTAACATTTTGCGTTGCCGGTGATGTTGCTGTGGAGCAATTGATCTTATTAGGTTATGGAGACTCAATCAACACAGTTGTGTCGAGTAGAACAATTAGAGACAGAATTGGCTCTGATACTGTAGGTATTTATTTGGTTGAAGGTACAACCGACTTAACTGCTTACGACAATCAATAATTTGGCCCTTAAAATTTAATATACAAATGGCATCAATTACAGCAACAGAAGCAAGAGCGTTATATACCAAAGCTCTTGTTGATACATTCAAAGAAAGAGTAGTTCCTACGGCTTTCTTACGTTCGTTTTTTCAGAAAAAACAAGCGAACAGTAAAAATGTAAGCATTGAGGTTAGTAGAGGAACAGAAATGATTGCAGTAGATGTAATCAGAGGTTCTGAAGGTAATAGAAATACATTCAGTTTTTCAACTGAAAAAATATTCACTCCTCCATATTATCGTGAATTCTTTGAAGCTACTGAGCTTGAAGTGTACGATCGTTTGTTTGGTAGTACAGCAATTGACGCTAGTGTATTAGCTGACTTCATTTCGTCTGTACAAGAAAAACTTTCGATTTTGGTGAACAAAATTGAAAGAGCTATTGAAAAACAATGTGCTGAGATTTTTGACAATGGTAAGATTACATTGAAAAATGGAACAGCTATTGATTTCAAAAGAAAAGCAGGTTCAATGGTTGACTTAGGTGCTGGTCAGTATTTTGCCAATGCAATTGATCCATTCAAAAAACTTGAAGCTGGTTGTCAGTGGTTGAGAGAAACAGGCAAAGCTCAAGGCAATGTGTTTAATGCGATTTTTGGACAAACTGCTTTAGCTGATTTCTTAGGAAATGCAAAATTTATTGAAAGACAAAATCTTGTAAACATGAGCCTTGATTTAGTGATGGCACCACAAAGAAATGCAGTTGGTGGCACATATCACGGTCAGATTACTGTAGGGGCTTATAAAGTAAATCTTTGGAGCTATCCTGAGGTGTACGAGTCAATCAATGGAAGTGGTGCAAAGGTTGTTAGCAAATATGTTAATGACAAGAAAGTGGTTTTATTGCCTGAAGCAACAAAATTCATTGAAGTATATGCAACTGTTCCGCAAGTGTTCAAAGGTGCAATTACTCCTGTAGCTGCTGAATTTGTGTTTGGTGAATACGTTGACGATAGAGACACGTCTCATATTTTCGATGTAAAATCTGCACCTATCTGCGTGCCGGTTGCAATAGATCATATCTATACAATGCAAGCTGTGGCTTAAGTAGCAAACTTTATATTAACATAAAAAAGCCGACGTGAAAAATCGGCTTTTTTTATAAC